GAACATTTAACTACATGCTTGTTTTTCAGGCGGAGCATAACATCCTCATGCACCCCTTCCATATGCTTGGGGTGGCTGGTGTATTTGGCGGTTCTCTTTTCTCTGCTATGCATGGATCTCTGGTCACAAGTTCACTCGTTCGTGAGACTACTGAAAACGAATCTCAAAACTATGGATACAAGTTCGGACAAGAAGAAGAAACCTACAACATCGTTGCAGCACACGGATACTTTGGACGACTCATCTTCCAATACGCTTCCTTTAACAACAGTCGTAGCCTACATTTCTTTTTGGCTGCTTGGCCTGTTGTTGGTATTTGGTTTACTGCTCTCGGAGTCAGCACAATGGCATTCAACTTGAATGGTTTCAACTTCAACCAGTCGATTCAAGATAGTCAAGGTCATGTGATTCCTACTTGGGCAGACATCCTCAATCGTGGTGGTCTAGGCATGGAAGTAATGCATGAGCGTAACGCTCACAACTTCCCTCTTGACCTTGCCGCTGCTGATATGACTCCTGTTGCTCTCACTGCACCTGCAATCGGTTGACATACTAGGTAAAACCTGATACACTGGGAGGGCAATGCCCTCCTTTTTTATGGAAACTTTCGAGCAGACCTGCTATAAACCATATGATAGACATGACTATAAACTAATCTTCGCCAACAATACATCAAAAGTCTTTGATAATTATATGGATGTGCAGGCAACATGGTTCCAAACTCCCAATCAATTCTTGAGTCACATAGAAGTATTGGATAAAAAGAAAAAAACTAATCCAAAAGGATTCTAAATACTGAACGATAACTGGAGATACATTGATGGTAGATGAAGTGCTGGGTGTGCATCACATCGCAGAATTATGTGAATGTAACGCTGATCTTTTAAACAATTCTGAACATATTAGCACTTCCCTTAGACAGGCAGTGGAACATGCAAATGCTACTTTAATCGAAGAAGTTAAATACGAATTTACTCCTCAGGGGATTACTGCGGTGTGTTTATTATCAGAAAGTCACATCAGCATTCATACATGGCCAGAAAAAGGATATGCTGCGGTAGATATCTTCACTTGTGGAGATCATACCATGCCAGATAAGGCTTGCGAATATATGGTAACTGCATTAGAATGCAAACAACCAAAAATCATTATGTTGAAACGAGGTATCTAATGGAAATTACTGCTTATACATTGCCAGGTTGTTCTCATTGTGGACATCTAAAAGAACTTTTTAAAAGGGCAAATGTAGATTACGCTGAAGTATCAGTAACCAATGATATGACAACGGAAGATTTTAACAACAAATATCCAATGATCAAGGTATTTCCTTTTGTTGTTATTGATGATAAAGCAGTTGGTGGGTTGGTTGAGGTTATAAAACTTTTTCTTTCCGAAGGTTTGATTAGTTCTACGAGGAGTTAGTGATGGCATCTATTGAAGATATGTATTATATTGTCAACGAAGCGATTGATTTTGCTTTTAAGGAGCAGAAATATAATTTAAATTTTTATACATATCTGCAAGGTGAAAATTTCACAAAACAAGATATAACTATTTTTTTAGAATCTAATGTTTGCACTGCCATTAGAGATCAAGTAGAAGAAATAGATATGTATCTTGGTGGTGGTCCTGAGGTTGCTGATGTTAGAGAATCCTATAATTGGATGGGTAAACCTCGTGCTAGAAAAGTGAAAGAATATTTAAATTCTATGTTAGAGGATGCGAAAAAGTATGAGAAATCAAAACGAAGAGGAAGAAAACCAGGCAGTAAAAACAAACCACAACCAGCTGCGAATAAATAGAGGTATAGAATTCATGCTGCGTAGGAGGGTTGATAAAGTCAAACCTAGACATGGATTTAAACTGAATAAAACATTCAACCTCCTACGCAGAACATTCCATTTTAATTTGGAGTTCTCCTGGGCGGTTGACAAACCAACAAGGGAGTAGTAAGATGGAGTCAGCAACACCATACATCCTGTTCTTTTCTGGAATAGGAATCGTAGGATCTTTTATGATCGGTTTAATGATTGGATGGTTCGGAAACGATATCGTCTATGCCTTTCTCAATAAAAACAGGATTGTTCCAATGCATCCTGAAATGTTTGATGAGAATGGTCAACTGATTCCCGATGAGATTGTGGCGGTTCGCTTTGAAAATTCTGAAGATTTTGAGGAGTATGACGACGAGGATTAAATGATTCTAATTGATATGAATCAGATTATGATTAGTAATCTGATGATGCAGTTGAAAGGTGATGCTCTTAACGAAAATCTTGTTAGGCATATGGTGCTCACAGCATTGCGAGCATTTGAAAAACAATACTCTCCTACCTATGGTGAAGTTGTATTGGCATATGATTCCAAACACTATTGGCGTAAGGAAGCATTCCCTTATTACAAACAGAATAGAAAGAAAGACCGAGAAGCATCCGAGCTTGATTGGAATGCTATCTTCGAAGTCTTGAATAAGATTAGAGACGAGATTAAAAACTTCTTTCCTTACAAAGTAGTTGAAGTGTATGGTGCTGAGGCAGACGATGTTATCAGCACTCTCACTACTCTTCAAGCATACAAAAATATTAAACTAGAGAAAGAAGGTAAACAACCAGAGAAAGTTTTGATTCTTTCTGGAGATAAAGATTTCATTCAACTACAAAAGTATCCTTTTGTTAAGCAGTATAATCCTATTCTAAAGAAAGAGATTAAACATGACAACCCAAGGGAATATATTCTCGAACATATCATTAAGGGAGATAAGTCAGATGGCATACCTAACTTCCTATCTGATGACGATACATTTGTTGTAGGCAAGAGACAGAAACCTATAAGTAAGAAAAACTTAGAAAGATGGGTTAAACTAGATCCATTGGATTTCTGTAATACTGCTGAAGCAAAAGAAAATTACATGCGTAATCGGAAATTAATCGATCTTTCCTGTGTTCCTGAACAACTTGCTACGGAAATCGTAAATTATTACAAAGCACTAAATAATTCTGAAAAGAAAGTTCCATTAGAATACTTTCAACAGCATCAACTTACTAAGTTGATGGAGGACTTTGTATTTCGTAACACACAACCACATTTTAACGTGAACTGATATGGCAACTGATACTTATAGACCTTTAATTTCGGAAGTTCTTCGCAAGGTCAACAACGCTAAAACCAAAGCAGAAAAATCTGAACTGCTTCTCAAGTACAATAGTCAGACTCTTCGTAGTTTGTTTATTTGGAACTTTGATGAGAGTGTATCTTCTGCTCTTCCTGATGGTGATGTACCTTTTACTAAGAATCCAGCACCAGAAGGCACTGATCATATTCGTTTAGAGAATGAAGGTAAGAAGTTCTTTTACTTTATTAAAGGTGCTTCTACCATCTCACAATCCAAGCGTGAGCAAATCTTCTTGGGTATGATTGAATCACTGCATCCCGATGAAGCAGAAGTTTTGATTCTTGTTAAGGATAAGAATCTTCAAAAGAAGTTTACTCGTATCTCACGAGCTCTTATTGAAGAGACCTTCCCCCAAATCAAATGGGGAGGTCGTAGTTAATGAAGATTCTCCATCAAAATTGTGATCCTGAATTAGCAAACGATAGAAGTTTGCCTTACACAGCATACCTTGTAACATATGAAATCGATGGAGCAATCGCATATGATATAGTTATTCCAGATAAACAAATGGAGATCTTTGATGTCTACTGGGATAAATACCGCGAAGGTTTAAAGGGTTGGAAACAATCCGAAGGCAGAGTGAATCCAAAGTTATGGGGAGTTCAACCAAAAGAATCTAAGAAGAAGAGGTAAACATGGCAATGATAATAACAGATACGGCAAGACAACAGGCTCTGTCGTATTTGGTTGGTAAAGATACTACAGTAGAAGATCTGACTTTGAAGTTGTATAGTAATAACTATACCCCAGAAGTTTCTTCTGTTGTTGCTCAGTTCACTGAAGTTAGTGGAGGTGGGTATGCAGAGAAAACTTTGACTGGTTCATCGTGGACTATTTCATCTAATACTATTACATATCCACAACAGACCTGGACATTTACTGGTTCTGCTGGTAATGTTTATGGTTATTATGTTGTCCTTGCTAGCACAGGTACTTTAGTATTTGCTGAAAAATTTGATGGATCACCATATACTATTTCTACTAGCGGAGATATCATTAGAGTAACCCTATCACTCAATGCAATTTAATAACTATGGCACTAACTAATCCACCAAAGAACTGGGTAGTTCGCTACCATCTTTCAGGTAAACCAGCAACACAATATAACTTTGCTGGTTGGAAAGAAAGTGGTAAACCTAGCTACACCGCTAAGTTTGATAAGATTGAAAAGTTTGAGAAAGCAGACGATGCATTTCGTATAGCAGTTCAACTCAATGAAACTGGGGAGTATGTAGCAGAAGTAAAACGAATCTGTATAGCACTAGAAGACGAATACTATTTTATTTAAAATTATGACTGAACAAACTATTGACATTGAAGCACAAGAAGTGGTAGAATCTCCTGAGGTAGAACCACAAACTCCTTTTATTCAACCAAAGATTAATCAAAAGGAATTCAATAAACTTGTAAAAAAATACAAGCGTTATCGTCGTTCCGCCCTTGCTGAAGTTCGTCGTCTAGATGGTGCCCCACAATATGACCTGTGAAGTTAAACTAATTTCTGTTACTCCCGATGCTGAGAACACGATGGCATACATTGCCCGTGTTAGCAACCCAAACAACCAAGAGAATCCAAACTATGCAGGTCTTCTGCGTTATTGTATTCATCACGAACACTGGTCTGTGTTCGAACAATCTCATATGACACTTGAGATTGAAACTAATCGCGGTATCGCAGCCCAGATACTTCGTCATAGGAGCTTTACATTTCAGGAATTTTCACAAAGGTATGCTGACACTAACCTGCTGACCACGGAGATTCCTGTGCCAGAACTTCGTCGTCAAGATACAAAGAATCGTCAGAATTCTATTGATGACCTTGATCCTGAACTGGTCAAAGCATTTCAAACCAGATCTCGCATGTTGTTTTCTGAGGCATCAGAACTCTATACTGACATGGTTGAGGCGGGAGTCGCTAAGGAGTGTGCCCGCTTTGTTCTGCCCTTAGCGGTGCCTACGCGCCTCTACATGACGGGTTCGTGCCGTTCATGGATCCATTACATCAACCTACGCTCTGCCCATGGCACCCAGAAGGAGCACATGGAGATCGCTGAGGCATGTAGAGAAATCTTTAAGACTCAGTTCCCGAAGGTTGCGGAAGCACTGGAATGGTGATATAATAGGGTCAACCACACAGACCCAATGAATATCTTCTATCTCAGTTTCGATCCTCGAACGTGTGCCGCCGAGCATTGTGATAAGCATGTGGTTA